CGTGTCGTCGCTCGTCTGCTCGTAGAGCGTGAACTCCACAGAGCTACCAATGATCGGCTGGAACTGCTGCTCATTGTTGCCGCTGTAGCTGAGCACGAAGCCCTCGCCGCCGAGCACGAAGCTGGTAGCGTTGGCAGTGTTCCACGCGGCGTTGGTGTCGTAGATGCTCACGCGCCAGTCGTTGCCGTCGTCGTCAGTGAACTCGCTAAATAGTCTTTCGCCTGCCATCAGAATCCTCTTACGCGGGAGCGGTCGAAGTTGCTCCGCTCGCTGCTTATGAGTATGTCGCGCCCGTCGAGGCGCCCGGTTACGTTTACATTGCCTCCGCCCATCATGCTCTGGAGCTTGTCAAGTGGTGCCACAACTTCAGGGTTAGATAAGCTGGTGCCTGGCCCCTCGCCGACCATCGCGAGGCTACTGCCGGTAAAAAGTCCACCTTCGGCCATCTGCGGAATACCAAAGCCGCCTTTCATAAAGCCAGCAAAGCCACCGAGCGCCGCGCCGCCGCCGGGTATCAATACGCTAATGAGCGCAAAGGTGGCAGCGAGGGCGAGCGCTTTTTTTAGCAAGCCCTCGAGCGTCTGCATTAAGAACTGGCCAAAGCTCTGGCTGCTGTCTTTGATAGCTTCGAATGCAGAGCTGAAGAACCCAGGCAACTGCTGGGCCAAGAACTTGCTCATCTCAATGGCAGGATCTAGCGACAGCTTCACCTGCTCGCCGACAGCAGCAAAGCCAGTCTTGAGCTCATGCGTTGCAAGCGCCGCGGCCATGATGTCGCTGGCCATGGTGCCTTGCAACTCCTTCGCCGTCTGCATAGCCGGGAGCATGTCCACCTTGACGGCTTCAGCTACCGCCTCGGTGTTGGCTACATCCTCATCTGTTGGCGTAGGCAGGGCGCTCAGGCCAGTGTCGCCACCGCCGAATTGCGCCTCAGCTGTAGCTTTCTTCAGGTCTATGATAGCAGCAGCCGTATCTTCTATCTGAGAGCCGAAGCGGCTGACGTTGCCGCGCGCGATGTTCTTCTCGAACTTATCGCCCAGGGCGCCGACTTGCGTGGCAGCTTCTTCTGCTGCCTTAGCTGTCTTGAGTGCCGCGAGGTCGGCCTCAAGCGCTCGGCGCTTGGTGTTCAGCGCAAGTATCTGCTGCTCTTTGTCGAGCTCCTTAGTGCGAATGATAAAGCGCTCTGTCTCCTCGCGTGTAGTCTTTTGGCTGGCTTGCAAAGTAGCTAGGGCACCAACGAGTAGCATCGTGCCGGCAACGACAGCGCCGAGCGGGTTGGCTGCCATCACCACATTGAGCGCAAGCATGGCCGCCCGCGCTTTGATCATGCCGCTAACGAGCAAAGCCATAGGGCCAGCAGCAGCAGCAATGAGGCCGGCAGTCATGGCAACCTTGCGCTGCCTATCGGTGAGGTTGGTGAGCGTAGCAACGAGGGCCTGGATGCGTGGCACCATAGGCTTGATCATGTCATTGATCAGGCGCCCAAACTCCTCGGTGATGTCGCCAATGCTATTCTGTATCTGCTTGAACGGCCCCATGCCGGCAGCGGCTGCGGCTTCGGCGCTCCCGCCGTACTGCTTCTCAAGCTCAGCAAGTATGATGGTCTGCGCTTCAGCAAGCCGGCCGCCTTCAGCTAGGGACTTAATAACTTCTTTCTGATCGCCGCTAAACTGTATGCCGGCACGCGAGAGGGCAGTGAGGTTGGCGACGGGGTCGTTGAGCGCCTTGCCGAGCTGGATGCTTGCGCTCTTTAGGTCGCCGTCTAAGCGGGTGGCAAGGTCTAGGGCTACAGCTTGCGTGCGCTCAAAGTTGTCGCCGGCGATGTTGGTAAACGTAAGCAGCTGAGCTGTCGCGTCTTTCAGTATGACCTCATCGCCGAACAATGATTTGTTCTGCAGGTCGCGGGCCATCTTCTGCAACTGCTCGGACGTGTAGCCGACAGCTGAACCCGTGGACGCTAAGCCAGCTTCGACTTGTGCGATAGCTTTGGCCTGTTGGTCGAAGGCTTGCACGCTGGCCGCAGCCATGAGCCCGAGCGGAGCAGTGAGGCCCACCGTTAGGTTGCGGCCCATGCTCTGCATCATGCCCGAGATCTCGCCAAAGTTCTTTTTGAACTTGCCCTTCGTGGTGCGCAGGTCGCTGTTCAGCTTGCGCAGGCCCGACTTGCTGAGGCCAATAGTTACCTTGAGTTCCGACAGCTTAGGCATTCTTACTCCATTCTTTAAGCGTGTGCGCCAGCATCTTGTTGGCTGTTTTCTTCTCCTTCTTCTCCCAAGGGAATTTAGCTATATCCTCCGGCTTTATGCGCGTTCCTTTCTTCGCATGTGGCTGTAACACAACGGAAGCCAGCCAGCGGGTGCGCTCCCACTCGGCGCGCTGGCGGTGTTGCTCTAGATCGTGGAAGCCCTGGGCGGCAATCAAGAAGTCGCTGAGCTCCATGCTGTAGAATGCAGAGGGGCTCAGGCACATCTGCCCAAGCCCCACCTTCATGCAATCTTCTACTGTGAGCGGCTTGCCTTTAGCTTTTTTTTTCCGCGTCAGCTGGGAACATATCAGTGATGGCCTGCTCTAGTGCTGGCATGTCGCTGATGTCGATGAGCGCTAGGAAGTCGTCCAGCTCCTGCTTGAACGGGATGCCAGCGTGCTTGGCTCCTGACTGCGCCATGTAGAACAGCAGGGTGCCAGTGTTCACAACGTCACCGTCGTTCAGCTTGCCGAGCTCAATGCCTGCCTCGCGCTTGGCTTTGGCTAGTGCGAGGAAGTCACAGCGGAGCGTAAACTCCTTACCGCTAAGCGTCAGCTTCATTCAGCGGTGGTGTCGAGGGCGATAGTTCCAGTGAGCTCGATCGTCATGCTATACGTGACGTTGTCCTCAGTGGATCCGCTGACTTCCATGCTGGTGATGTAGCCGCTAGCTGTAAAGTTCTGCTCGGGGTCGGCAACATCGGCGGCGTCGAGGCCGAAGATGCAAGCCACTGCATTGCGCGCAGTGAATGCCGTCATCATAACCTCGACAGCGCTGGTGCCAGCATCCTCGACGAGGCCGCTGACGCTGATGCTACCGGAGCGCTGGCCGGGAAGCAAGTCGCGGAAGCCGCCGCTGCTCTTAGTAGAAGCGTCGCGCGTCTCCATGTTAACGGAGATGCTGCCTTCAGTTTGATGTGTCAAAGCTGTGGCGTCTACCTGGAGCAGGTAAACTGTGCCATTCAAAATAGCCATTATTCTTTCTCTTTAGTGTTGTTCGCAATGATGGCGTTTAGCAGCAGGTCGATGTACGCAAAGACGCGGTCATCCTTAATGCTCGGCGTGAGGTTCACAATCACCTTGGCAAACACCATAAGCGCAATGATGAGCTCAGCCCAGTTTGCTAAAATAAATTCCATGCTTCTAATTTACAGCGAATCACCGAACCATCCCGCGGCTTCTGCTTGTTCTTGCGTAAGAACTTCTGAGTCACTTGGCATGAGGTATTGGAACAGAACCACCTCACTTGTAGCTATGTAGTACGTCATCGCGCTGCGCTCATCGGTAGTCAGCTGAGGGAACAAAGCCACCAGCGCATTGAGGTCGCGCTGCGGGTGGACAACAATGCTCAAGTCTGTATCGCCAACGCATGCCCACTGCCCTGTGTCGGGGTGCTGGATGGTAGCCAGTAGCATCGTCGTCGTGCGCCCTGGCTCGTGCAGCACCTTCGGAAACTTCAGGTTGTACAGCTCGCGGCTGATGCCTTTGGCGCGTTGCTCGCTGGTGAGGTTCAAGCGCGCGGTTACTGGGAGATATACTGTAGCCATTAGTAGATGCTGAAGTAGGTGTTGATGTCAGTCGTAATGCCGGTGCGGTTGCTGTCTTGATCGGTATTCCACATTACAACTTCCTGCATAAAACCGTTGATACCATAATTAAAGCGATTTTGAGCGCGTCCCAAAGTGTCAACTGTTATGTCTTGGGCACTTCCGCTAACCTCATTCGCGCCATTGTATCGAAGTTTGCCCGTTGTGCCTGTTGTAACATAGTCGACTAAGCTTTGGGACGTACTAACGCCGATACCTGTAATGTTTAGAGTGCCGCTGTTAGTAAAGGCTCTTGCCTGTCTGCTTCCACTGTCGCCAGCCGTGGCGATTCCTTTTAAAGAACTTGATAGACCTACCGCCGCATTGATTGCTCCCGTATTTAGTGTGGCAGGAGTGCTAACAATAAAGAAGCTTTTAATATCGTCACTAGTGAAAGCCATGTCATCAGTATCGTCAAAGTCGAGCGCAGGCTTGCCGTTCTCGGTAATGACCGCAGTGCCGTTGTATATCTGCGGTTGGTTGGCTAACGTGCTTCGCGTGGCGTTGTTGCTGTTGCCGCTTTGATCGTACCAGGTGACGACGTAGCCGTTAGCACTGCCGCAATGCGTGGCGATGGCTGCCGTGTCTAAGTCGCCGTTACTGTCGAAGCCGATGTCAGCTTCAGTGTCGCCGCTATCCTCGCGCACTTTCATGGCGTAGCCTGTGTAGTCTTTATCCAACTTGCGCACTGAGTACGCCGCCGCCGCGCCGGTGTAGGTGTCGAGCAGTAGGTCAGTTGCCGCCGCGCTAGTTGTGCGCACCATCTTCAGCGACAGCGGCAAGGTGCCGCGCGTCTCGGCTGTGGCGTCGGTATCGTTAAGCCCCGCAAGTAGCGCAGCCTTGGCCGTGGCAAACGTGGCGTTGTCTGCTGGCTGCGTGGTGTACTCAGTCCAGTCGCCGGCGGTGTCGGGGTCGGCTTCAAATTTGTCGCTGTAGTACAGCGTTCGGTTAATCGTGTCGGTCTCGCCGACGTCGCTCACCTCGCTCTCAGCATACCCGTCGCCGTCAGGTCGCGCGGTGTAGTATATCTCCAGCGTAGCCGTGGCGCCGCTGCGCTCGGCTTCAGCTTCGGTGGCGTAGCGGTCGTGGTAGTGCGTCTTGGTGGCGTACCTGGTATCAAAGCGCGTGTCTGTATAGTACAGGTTCGGCGCCACCTCGTTGATGAGTTCCGTCGTTAGCGTCACATCGCCGCCGCCGTCAGGCTC